GAGCCGAAGAGGAAGTTTCAGATTCTCGTTATGCAATATGTCAAGAATGTCCAGAACTGGTCAAAGTAACGAAGCAATGTAAACAATGTGGGTGTGTAATGCCGGGGAAGGTAAAACTTCTCCATGCAACATGCCCCCTAAACAAATGGTAGGAGAATCATGCAAAAAATTAAAGCATTTATTTACAATAACCCAGTACGAGTTGCAGCATTTGTATCATCTGCTGTTGCGATTCTGGTTGCGTTCCTTTCACCACAGACACCTGTGGAACCAGCAATTGCATTTGTGCTTTCAGCACTTGGTCTTGGTGAATTTGCACAACGTGCAGAAAACAAGAAAACCGACGAAGCATTGTTCACGGAGATTCCTGAGTAAACAATGGAACTGACAGACCTTCTCAACGAGAAGGAATGGCGCAAGTGCAAAGGTCGAGAAGGTGCAACCACAGACGAACTTGTGGCTGCATTTTCTCACTTTTGTTCGACGTATTGGACAATCAGACATCCTGAGCGAGGTCGTATCAAGTTTCAACTGCGTGAAGCGCAGGAAGAAACAGTACGAACTTGGATAGATTCAAGATACAGCATTGTGCTAAAAGCACGACAGATTGGATTCTCCACTCTTGCTGCAGCATTCACGTTTTGGGAAACATTCTTTTGGGGTGACAGGTTTATTGTCATGCTTAGCCGTACAGAACGTGAAGCATCAAAGCTTCTACAGAAAACCAAATACGGTTACAAAATGCTTCCACAATGGATCAAACTACGTGGACCAGATCTGGTATCTGACAACTTGTTGAAGATGGTATTTGCTAATGACTCTTCACTTGAGTCTTTGCCTAGCGGCAATGATCCTGCTCGTGGTGAATCCGTTTACCGTGTGGTAATTGACGAAATGGCGTTTTTGCCTGACGCAGAATCTGCTTGGGCATCCATCGAACCAATTGCAGACGTTGGTGGTCGTGTTATCTGTCTAAGTACGGCTAATGGCGAAGGCAACATTTTCCATACGTTGTGGGTTGGTTCACAAACTGGAACAAATAGATTTACGGGCATCTTCTTCCCTTGGTCAGCAGGTGACCGTGATGACGACTGGTATGAAGCTAAGAAGCGTGACTTGCCTGACTGGCAGTTGGCACAGGAATACCCTAGTGATCCTGAAGAAGCTTTTGTTCGTTCTGGTCGTCCGGTCTTTGACCTGGACGCTCTTCGAGAAATTGAACCAATAGATCCAGTACGTGGATATTTGAAAAAAGGTTATGGGAAAAATGTTTATGATTTTATTGATGATGGCGGAGAATTAGCCATCTGGGATATGCCCACTATTGGTGAGGCATATGTGATTGGAGCTGACGTTGCTGAAGGCTTGGGTCATGGTGACTATAGTTCTGCACACGTAATTTCTGCATCCACAGGAATGGTTGTGGCCCACTGGCATGGGCATATCGATCCGGACTTGTTTGGCGAAGAAGTCTTGAACGCTTTAGGTTGTTTCTACAACTATGCCCTAGTTGGGGTTGAATCCAACAACCATGGTCTTACAACCTTGAAAAGCCTACAAAGGGTTGGGTACAAGAATATGTACCGTCAACGTAAAATGAACCACAGGAATCCCCAGCCTGGTGAAAGTCTGGGCTGGCGTACAACTAGCGCAAGTAAGCCTTTGGCTATTGACGAGTTGGGTGCAGCCATTCGTGATGCCAGTCTGTCTTTGTATGACTTTAAAACCATTGCTGAACTTAGGACGTTTATCCGTGAGGCAAACGGCAAGATGCATGGGTCACCTCATGACGACCGTGTGATGTCTTTTGCTATTGCCAACCAGATGCTGAAATACGTTTGGTTGCCTGAATACAGGCACAATCTTGAACCGGTAAGGAATACTTTGGCTTGGTGGGAGCGCCATATCATCCAGGATGAAGTGCCTAGGCGTCCGAAAATCGGCGCTTTCAACGCAAGAGCGTAACGATATGGGCTTATAAAGATGAAATCGTACCGTTGTCTCACATGTTTGACCGAATTTGAAGCAGATGAACTCCCAAGAAGGGGTTCAATTTGTTTTAAATGCCATGTTAAAACTATTCGTCTTGGGTTTACTCATGGTCAAGAAGACTTTCATGGACCTACAGTTGCCGAACGCCAACGCCAAACCGTTGAACAAGCCAAGATTAACGGCTACAACGCTGAGCCAGTGACGAACTGGATGTAATGCGGTGGAGAGTGTTTGGGTACCGCTGGCGGTCGCAGTCATCACGGGTCCTGTTGTGGTGGTACTCCAAAAGTTACGGAAAGAAAATACTGAACAACATGCAGAAGGAAGAATTCTTCTGAAAATGATTGGTAATAAAGTTGATAGAGTCGCAGAAAAACTTGACAACCATATTGGTTGGCATGATGGTCAAAAGGATGCATAATGGCAAGAATTAGCAACCGTGAAATAATTACCAAGTACCGAAACAAGATCGAGCAATCACGACGTTGGCGTCGTGAAGAGAACTACGACGATACATGGAATCGCATGATTGACATGTACCGTGGAAAACATTTTCGCACAGCTTCAGAAGAAGACCGTTTACTTGTAAACATTGCATTTGCAACAATTAACGTTATTGCTCCTGGAGTTAGCGTTAACTATCCAAAGATTACCGTGAATGCAAAACGTCATGAAGATGCTCCACGAGCAGTAATTACGGAAGAAATTGTTAACTATTGGTGGCGTCACTATGATTGCCAAAAAGAATTTCGTCGTGCAGTAAAGGACATGCTTGTTCTTGGTCATGGTTGGGTGAAGACCGGTTACCGCTTTGTAGAGAAGGAAGACGGATCATACGATACGGCTGACGAACTTGCTACACCAGAGTCAATTACAGAGAGTGAATTGATTATCACCGAAGACCGTCCGTTCATTGAACGTGTGTCTCCGTTTGATGTTTTTGTGGACGCAGATGCCACTTGCATGACAGACATGAGGTGGATTGCACAGCGAATCCGCCGACCACTTGATGACGTTAAGAAAGATAAGCGGTACAACTCTGCAGCACGTGAGATGGCGTCGCCATCGCACTTTAGTAAGTGGGGTCAGGATGAACATAAGCCACGTCGTTCGGAAAGTCCAGAAGATTCATACGTTGAAATTTGGGAGTTTTACGACCTTGACCGTGGACTTATGTCCGTATTTTGTGACGGTGGAGACAAGTTCTTAGTAAACCCAACCAAGATTCCATTTGCGTTTGGACATCCATTCGTGATGCTCCGCAACTACGAGATTCCAGAGTTTTTCTATCCAATGGGAGAACTTGAAGCAATTGAACCATTGCAAATGGAACTCAACGAAACACGTACACAGATGATGAATCACCGTAAGAGGTTTTCACGTAAGTGGCTCTACAAGGAAGCAGCATTTGATGCCGATGGTCGTTCAGCGCTTGAAAGCGATGAAGACAACGTTATGGTTCCTGTTATTTCAGAAGAACCATTGGGTGGTGTTATCACACCAATGCCGGCAGTAATTAGTCCACCAGAGTTTTACAACCAGTCAGAACTTATCTCACAAGATATTGACCGTGTATCTGGAGTATCAGAATACCAGCGAGGCTCTCTTCCAGAGATCCGTCGTACGGCCACAGAGGCTGGCATTATTCAAGATGCGGCTAATGCTCGAAGTGCAGACAAGCTGGCAATTATCGAACGAGCAATTGGAGACTGTGCACGACGACTTGTAATGTTGGCACAAGAATTTATGACCGGAGAGCAAGCTGTTCGTCTGGTTGGAAAGTCCAGTGAGCAAGTTTGGATTAACTTTGACCGTGATTACATTCAGGGTGAATTCGATTTTGAGGTCGAGGGCGGTTCTACTCAGCCTGTAAACGAATCGTTCCGCCGCCAAATGGCTATGCAAGTTGTGGACGCAATGGCACCATTCGCTCAGGCGGGTATTATTGACATGGCAAAACTTGCAACATATGTGTTGCAGTATGGATTTGGTATTAAGTCTGCGTCTGGGTTTATCACCCAGCCACCTCCTCCAATGGAGCCACAGCAGGCTCCAGCTCCGCAGGAGCAGATGCCACCAGAGGCAATGCCTCCACAAGGTCTACCACCAGAAGCAATGATGCAGGGCGGTGGTTTACCACCTGAACTTGCACAACTTCCGCCTGAGATGCTTCAGCAACTCATGCAAGGTGGTGGAATGCCTCAAGGCATGTAACGAAAATACTCCATCTATAGAGCAACCAACAAAGGACTCAAACAGCGATGAGCGACATAATTAGCAATGAAGTCGAAGCAGACTTGGCCCCTGTCACCCAAGGTGAGGGACAACCACAGGAAGTTACCGATGTAGTTGAAAACCTCAGCGAAGCGGAAATTGAACTGCTTCCTGTTGACGAGTTTGGTGACAAGTATGTCTCCGTACAGGTCAATGGCGAAGAAGTGAAAGTTCCACTCAAAGAGGCGCTTTCTGGATACCAGCGTCAAGCGGACTATACCCGCAAGACACAGGAACTCAGTGAGCAACGACGCCAATTTCAATTTGGTGCTGCTTTGCAAGAAGCCTTGCAAAACAACCCTAAAGAGACGTTGGACTTGCTTTCCAAGCATTACGGTATGGCAGAGCAAACTTCTCCAGAAGAAGAACTCTTGCTTGATCCGGTTGAAAAGCAGTATAAACAGTTGGAGCAACGAGTCCAGGCTTTTGAACAACAAAAAGCAATGGATGAGTTGGAACGAACTGTTGAATCGTTGCAGAACCGATACGGCTCTGATTTCGATGCTAATGAGGTTGTGGCTAAGGCTCTCGCTTTGGGTTCAACGGATTTAGAGGCAGTTTACAAGCAGATTGCTTTTGACAAAGTGTATGAGGATGCACAGGCGATTCGCCAGCTTCGTGAGAAGAAGGCGCAAGAGACTGAGCAGATCACTAACGCTAAGCGTCAGGCAAGTGTTGTTGGGACTACGACATCGTCTTCTAGTGCTGATGTATCGGCAAAACCAATTACAACATTACGTGACGCTTTTGAAGCCGCAAAACGGCAGATGAGCATTTAACAACCTAAGGAGAAATCATGTCAAACCCAAACTTTGACCAGTTGCTCTCAACGACGCTTGCTAACTACCGCAGCCAGTTGACTGACAACGTGTTCACTGCCCGCCCACTCACCTACTTCCTCATGGATAAGGGTCGTATTCGTATGCTTAATGGCGGTACGAAGATTATCGAACCTCTCATCTACGGCAAGAACTCAACTGTTGCTTCGTACTCAGGTTACGACACATTGAGCCTTACAGCACAAGATGGTATCTCTGCTGCAGAATACGATTGGAAGCAGTACGCTGCATCGATCGCAATCAGCGGTATTGAAGAAGCAAAGAACAACGGCGAGCAGGAAATCATCAACTTGCTGGAAGCAAAGATCATGCAGGCTGAAGAGTCAATGCGTGAATCGTTCAACCAGATGTTCTTTGGTGACGGAACCGGCAACAGCGGAAAGAACTGGAACGGTCTTGGAAACCTCGTTGAGGCTTCGGGAACCGTTGGCGGTATCAACCGTGCAACTGCAGGCAACGAGTACTGGCGTTCATACGAGGAAAACACCGCTGGTGCTTTGACCCTCGCACAAATGAACACGGCTTACAACAGCGTGTCTGTTGGTAACGACCACCCAGACATGATTCTTACGACTCAGACTCTTTACGAGAAGTACGAATCATTGTTGCAACCACAGTTGCGTTACACCGACACCAAGACTGCAGATGCTGGATTCCAGAACCTGTTGTTCAAGGCTGCTCCTGTAACTTACGACGTGCATTGCACCGCTGGTGTTGCGTACTTCTTGAACAGCAAGTACCTGACACTTGTCGGTCACTCTGGCAAGTGGTTCTCACAGACTGAGTTTGTGAAGCCAGAAAACCAGGATGCTCGTTTTGCACTTATCATGTGCTACGGCAACTTGACCGTACGTAACGCAGCTAAGCAAGGCAAGCTCACCGCTAAGACTGCTTAATTGCAATTGATTTGGGGAGTGGTCAACCACCCCACATGGCCTCCCGGCCACTCCCCATTTTCAAAGGAGAAAAAATGCCAGTTAAATATTCAATTCTTTCCAGCCATGCGGATGCAAGTCCTAAGTCTGGCACCAAAACCTCTGTTTACCCAAAGGGTAAAAGTGGCAAGCAAGTTAAATCAAAAGCTAAGAAAAAGTACTAGGAGATAATCATGGCAATGTACCGTGAAGGTGAATACGCAGCAGGAGCATCGACCAAAAAGGGAAATGTTAAAGCAGCTGCAAAGCAAGTTAAAAAAGGTATGGCTAAGGCTGCAGCCCAGAAGAAGGCTGCAAGCAAAAAGAAGGCAGCGGCATCAGCAACTTCTGGTCGTGGTTTCAATCCAACTATGCCAAGCAAGCCAAAGGGTTACAAGGCTCCTGGAAAGAAAATTGGCCGTCAAAGCTAATTAAGTCGTTATGTCCCCCCAGATTCTTGGGGGGATGTAACAAATCGCCCTAGAGGTGATGATTAAAAACTCACAGCCTGCTCACGCTTATTACGGACAACCAGTATCTGGTCAACGTTTAGCCCACGTACAGGGGGCAAAGATTGCTCCTGCAAGCGCACCATACATTGGGCGCAATCGCTGTATAGCGAATGAAGATACCTGTGAAGGCCCGAAGGCTAAAGGTACTGATTATTGTGTGGGACATCTACGTTCTCAGGGTGCAGCTAAATGATTAGCTTGAATCAACTGAGGACACAAGTCCGTTCTATGGCAGACCTTGATGAGGCTGATTTGCCGAACGCAGTTATTGACCAGTTTGCCCGTGAAGGGTTTGAACGTATTTACATGTTGGAGCGCCGTTGGCCGTACCTCCAAAAGTCTTTTACTCTGACAACTGTGGCCGGAACACGATCGTACACGATCGAGAATATTGGCGATATCCGTGAGATTATTTCGGTAGTTGATACGTCTACGAGTGGTAGTCGCATGACATTGATTTCTTATGATGAGGCTGAAGAGATTTGGCTTGGGAACACAGATGTTCCCAGCCGCCCATATTTCTTTTCTATTTGGGAAGACAAGATTCATTTCTGGCCTAAGCCAGATAATGCATATCCGATTAAAGTTCGTGTATATCGCAATCCAAGTTATGACTGGCTGGACAGTCCAGATGATGACATTGACATGGATGAATGGTTCCATGCATTGTTGCCATACTTTGTGTTGTCACGTGTGTATCAGCGTCAGGAAGACGCAGAACTATCTGCAATGTATTTGCGTTCGTTTGAAGAAGGTGTTGGTCTTGCACGTCGTGACTTGATGAAAGCGTCAAGTGCACGTCCAGCGATTATGTCCGGTGGCAAGGAATACCCAACTATGCGTCGCTGGTTGCAGACGCTTGGGGCGACACTTGGACAATGAGCAATATATCCGTTGAGCGTTTTGATGACTTTACTGGTGGTCTGAATCTTAGGGCAGATCAGTTCCAGTTAGCTCGTAACGAATCACCGGACATGTTGAACGTGGAGATTGATCCACGTGGTGGAATCTTTAGCCGTGGTGCAATGCGTGAAGTAAATACAACACCTGTTATACCGAGTGGCGTTTGGGCGCCACATCGTTTGTTTGCTTTTCAGGGTGCAACACCGAACTTGATGCTTACGACCACAACACGTGTGTACAAGTCAACTGGTGGAAACTTTTCTGTATTGGAATACTCTGCTGGCAATCCAGTTACACCAGTTCAAGACCATGGTGCCTGTATGGCTCAATGGGGAAATAAGTTATACATGGTTATGGGAACTGCTGGCAACGGCGGTTACGAATGGGAAACTGGAAATCCTTATGCTACGGCTATAACTGCATCTGGAACTGCTCCACACAGCTGGCAGGCATCACCTTCTCCGTTGGAGCATAAGATCCCAACTGCACAACATATCCTTGTGCATGCAAACAGAATGTTTGTTGCTAATACTACGGAGGCTGGTGTCAGTTTTCCGAACCGTGTTCGTTGGTCAATTGAAGGTATTCCGGATAACTGGATTGAAACTGATTACATTGACTTTGATGGTGGAGGTCAGGGCATAACCGCAATTGCAAGTGTGCAAGGGCAATTGATTGTATTTAAGCCAAATGCAATATTTGTTGTGTATGGTTATGATTCCGAAGACCATCAGATTGTCCAGCTTTCTGCGAAGCTGGGTTGTCAGAGTCATGATTTTGTTGCAACATCTGAAACTGGTGTGTATTTTTATTCGCATCCACAAGGGTTGTTTTATTACAATGGGTCGCAGATTATAGATTTGTTTGACAACTTGAAGTCGATGTTTCCATTGGGTCATGTGAACTTTGGTGCAGATGACCAAATATCTTTATCCTACGTAAACCGTAGGGTATGGTTGACATTGCCATACTCGAAAGAAACTAGTCCGACTACGCCTACTGTTTCTTTTATTTATGATCCATCGATCTCTGGCGGATCGTGGATTGCACATCAGTTGGCTGATGGTTATGCACCAATTGGTGGAACCGACTTTACCCCATCCGATGGTGTCACTAGGTACTACATGATTCATCCAACAAAAGCACGAGTTTTATCTGTGGACGAATTTGATGAAGAAAAAGATTTTATCGATCAAACAGAAGTTGGTTTTAATAGTTATTACAGAACCGGTTGGGTTGATGGCCGTTCGTATTCTGCAAAGAAAATGTTTAGGCGACCTGACTTCATCATGAAGCAGGTTGACTCCACACGTCAAGTAAATGTCAAGGTGTTCCATAACTTTGAAGAAGCAGATGGAAACGAGCGAAAAGTATTTAACATTTCACTTGGTTCTGCGGCGACAGGAATGATGTGGGGATCTGGGCAATGGGGAATTGATAACTGGGGAGTTGTTGCACAGGGTGCGCAAATTATGCGTGGATCCAACCTTGGGTTGGCCAAGTCTGTCCAATTGTTGTTTACTGGTCCGAATGGTTTGTACTGGGGTATTGACAGTATCTCGTACAAGTACAACTCTCGAAAGATTAGCGGATGAACGAAATACAGATTCCCGCTGTATCTGCATTGACGTCTGTGGACGCAACTGCAATTCGAAGCATTGTGAATTCTCTTCTTATGGAGATTGGCAAACTGCGAAAGGAAGTTGATGCCTTGAAGGCTCAACAGACTCAACGCAAGAATTATTACAAGGAGAATAGATAATGGCTTACGATCCAAGTGCGTATGAAGCACGTCGTCGTGCGTTGATGAACAACTATGCATATTCTGGCGGACAGAATGTGTATCAGCGTTTTCTAGATGCCCAGGGTGCTCAGCGTCAATACGCTGATTTGAATACACAGTTTGAGCAACAAGCACCTAAGGTTGTCTCTGGTTGGGGCCGTAGAGGACATGTTGGACCCAATGTTCAGTCTGGAGCATTTCGTAAGGCAATGGCAGACTTTGCCAAGAATCGTGCGAAGACAATGGCTGAAGCGCAACGTGGTATGAATCAAACAACACAAATGTTTGACCTGGAACAACGCACACGTCAAGATGCTTTGCAGAATGATTTGCGTGATTTGGAAATGCAAAAAGCAAGAGAAATTGATGCAGCAGCGCAAGACTTGCTGCGATACAGAGCAGGAGTATAACTATGGCAAATGAAGCAAATGCTGGTTCACGCAAGAAGTCAACTTCACCTTACAAGGCTGTAAAGGTTTATCCGACTGAATCGGTTAGTCCGTATGCGCCTGTTGTTGGATTTGATCCAACCACGGCACGTGGAGCCGCTGACCGGATGGAACGTGCTTCAGAAATTAATCAAGCACAAGAAAATAATTTACCAGGATTTTCATTTGGTGCATCAAATATCCAACAACGCCAAGATTACATTAATAAATATTTGAATAATAATGCAGATCAAATTCTTGGAAATGGCCAAATTGATTTTGATGTTACTGGTGGACTTGGTTCGATGGGTGGAGGTGGTGGTGGGATGTCGGCTGGAGATCGACTTGATTGGGCTAAATGGAATTACCAAAAAGCACAGGACACAAAAGATGCAGAAACCAAACAAAGGGCTTTGCAGTTATTGCAGGGCCAACTTTCTGGTGGATATCGTGGCAACATCGATGCGATGTTGCAACAAATAAACGACATGCAAGCTGGCGCAGAAGGCGATATTGGTGCTGCATACAAATCTGCATTAGGCAATATTGGCGCTGGTTATGGAGATGCATCAAAACTGATGGGCACTGGTTATGATGCGCTAGATGCTTATTTGAAACAGAATCAAGCAAATCCATACGCCGGGCTTGTGGCCGCAGCTCAGGGTCAAATCCCTGATTCAATGAACTATTTGCAGGCTTATGGTGCGCCCACAGCAGATGTGCAGGGACAGATTCAGGCTGAGCAACTTGCTGGTCAGCAAGGTGCTGATGCATTTAATCAATTCATCAATGTTCTTAGTAACACCCAGAATCAATCAAACTTGTCACGTTTGGCTGAAGCACAAATGGCTCGCAATCTTGGAACAACAAGTTTGGGTTCACAGCGTGCAGCATTTGAGGCGCAGGCTGCCAATGCGCAGGCACAGGCTTTGGCGGCCCTTAGGGAGCGTATTGCTCAGCAAAGGTTTGAGCAAGAAGCGTTGGCGGGTTCACGTAGACAGGACATTATTGACCAGTTGATTGCTGCTGGCATTAACCCAAGGGCGTAACGAAAGGCTTATAGAGTATGGATCCAAAACTTTTTCAGTTGTATCTGAACGCCATGGGCGGTCAGAAAGACGCATCAAGTGCGGCTTTTGACCCAGTATTGGCTTTGATGACTGGTCTGTACCAGCCTAAAGCGCAGTTTTCGGAAGAACAGTTGTACGCCAAATTAGCACCAATGATTTCTTTTGCTGGCGCAGAGCAAGGTGGTCCACGTTTTGAGGCAGCTGCTGCGATCCGTGGTGGTCGTGCACCTTGGGATGTGAAGAAGGATAATTCTCTTCGTGGAGATATGGACCCCAAGGAATGGGAAAAACTTGTTGATGACATGTTTAAAGAGAATGAAAAGGTTAAGGGCAAATTACTTGACTTGGAAATGGAAGAGGATCCATTTCAGAAGCAAGGACTTCCTGGATATGCAGATAAGTATAAGCCTGAAGACATGTATAAGTTTGCTCCTAAAACTTTTGCGAAACTTCTGGAAGGGTTGCCTGAAGCACAAACTAAGGAAGACGCAGAGTTGAAGAAAATATCCGATAAATATAATCGAGATATTTTTACTACTGATGACAAGTCAAGATTTGAAGCATTGAGGCAAAAAGCATTGTCTGATCCAGATGTTATTCGCAAGGCCAAGGAAGCACGTGGTTCACAGTGGCAAGATAGTCTCGGAACTTTTGCCGATATTTCTGCTCATGCCCAATTAAAGAAACTTGGTAATAAAGCAATTTTGAATGAAGACGCAACAGCCAAGAGTAATGCTTATGGAGAATATGTTAAGAGTATGGCCCGTCGCAAAACTGGAAGTGCATCAGGTAAATTGGGTAATGCAGAAAAACTTGCTGGACAAATTCAAACAGAACTTGAATCACAAGGACGTAGTCCGCTTTACGATGCAATACTTCGTCAAGCTGCTATGGGCGGAAAACTGAAGTAGCCTGTGGCTGACTTCGCAAAAGACAAGGCAATTATTGACGCACTAGCTGGGTTGAATAAACCTAAAGCTAAAACTAGTAAGTTGCCAGGATCACGTGTACCAAAGTCCACGGATGGTCTTTTGGCATCCCTTGATGCTGCTGCAAAGCGACAGAAATCTGGTGTAGCACCAAGTGCTACGGAGGGTTTTGTCAAGTCAACTGAAGTTAAAGATGTGCTTGGGGCTGGGTCTTCTGTTCTTGGGAAACTACTTGTTCCATTAACAGCTCTTGATACTCCAAGACGAGCCGTTATTTCTGGTATACGGGAACTAACCGATTTGCTAGATACAGACCCAAACACTAAAGCGTCATTTGGGGATTTTTATAACCAAACAAAAGACGCATCATACGGTTTTGGTAAAGCATTTCCAATGAAAGGCTGGGCTGGTCGAGTAACTGGCTTTTTGGGTGACGTACTTTTTGACCCGTTGACTTATGCAACATTGGGTGGAACTGTGGCTGCAAAGTCTACATTGACATTATCGGCTAGAGAGTTGGCACGAATGAGTGCCGACGACATTGGTCGTCTTGTTATAAAACAAAAACTTGCAGACGGATCCGTAAAAGTGGCTACACGAAGCGTGATTGGCAAGACTGTTGTCGGTCGTGAGGGTAGGCAGAAACTTGCAGAGTTTGCTCGAAAGCGAATGCAACAAGCTGCTCAAGATGGAACAAGACAAATAAGCGCAAGTGATATTAACCGTATTGCCGGCGAGATTGCTTCTGATGGCAAACGAGCACTAAAGCAAGTTCCTTGGCTTGCTGATGATATTGGAATCAAAGGACCAGGTGTTTACTATTTTGGCAGTCGTGTAAAAGTACCTGGTAGTGGCATTCTTGGAGAAGCGTTGGAAACTGGTATAACCAAGATGAGGCTTGGTGCGGTCAACTCGGACATGCTTGGGAAAGTGCAGCAAGCCCTCACGCCAAAGGGCGTGGGGCGTATTGAACAGTTTGGTCCGAATGCTATTCGTGACTTTCGTGTAAGACTTGCACGAGGTGGGATGACCCCCGATGAAGTTAACGTTGCTCTTGCTGTTGTGGAGGCAGATGACTTTAAGCGCTTGAGGTTGTCTAGTCATGCTGATGAAGCTGCTAACGCAGCTGAACAAACAGTTGACCAGGCACGTTCAACCACTGTTCCGATGCAGAAACTTCTTGATAACGTCGCTGATCCAGCGAGCGTCCCCGGTGCAACACCTGATGACATTATTGCGGCCACAAAGATGCGAGCATTGCTTGATGGTTTGATTGAGCGAATTCAGAAACGTGCTGTTTCTGTTGGTGGTCGTGAGCCGGGTAAGGTGCAAGCTGGTTATTTCCCTCGAATGGAATCTGACGCTCAACTGCGTTGGCGCCTGAAGGTTGGCAATGAAGTTGCCGACGACATGATGTACAGGGGGATGGAACCAACTCGCAAAGCCGTTGATGCTGCTGAAGAAGCTATCGATGCTATTCCAGTTGACAAAACTAGAACTGCTGGAGTCTTCAAGGAACGGCATCTGGAACCTGGTGATATTTGGTTTGGTCACAGATTGACCGAAGAAGATATGGCTGTTGACCAGTTGAACAGAATTGCAAGAGAGTCGACACTTGGCCAAGACTTTGGCATAGATTTTGATATTTTTGAAACAGATATTGCAAACGTAATGGCAAAGTATGTTCGCAGTTATGGTGACCAGATGGCTACATATGACATGCTGGAAAAGATCGCAGTAGAACATCCAGAGTTGATGACTTTTGTTAAGAAGACTGTGGGCGTAGATGCTGCTTACGCAAAAGAAAAGATGTTTGATGCACCAAATAAGTTGATGAATCAAATGACAGTTGCTTTGCGCAATCTTGTTGCGGCACAGGAAAATGGTGTTGGTGCAGTTGACAATGCATTAAGGGATGTGCATGGGTCGCTTGAAGCTGCTAAGCAAGCATTGAAGTCTGGCACGGCGAGGGCAACAGATGTAGAAGAATTACGGGTTGCTTTGAAGCAAACCGTTGAAGATATTGGTTTGGCAAATGATGAATACCTGAAGATATTCCGTGCATTTGATGATTACATTACTGATGTTGATGGTGTGTCAAACTATGCATTGATTGCTGGTCAACGTGAAATGCTTGCTAACGAGTTTGAACAAATTCGTAAACTTGTAAATGATTTGCCAGACGGTGCCGATCCGGCACGTCAGTTGTTGCCTGATGATGTTGAAACAGTTAGGGCTAAACTTGCTGACCATGTATCGAAGCTAAAGCGTTTTGAACGTGACCTTGATGCTATTAGCGATACACAGGAGTTCTTACCAACAGTTGGTGCCTTCGATGAAATCGGTGGCACACCAGTATTTGAAACACTGAAAAAGATTAGTAAGAGTGAAAAGCAACAAGTTTGCATTAAGTCACAGACTAGTAAGTTTGTGCAGACATGGTTGCGACCACAAGACAAGCGTTATGGATGGACAGCCGATGTAAAGGCAGCAATTGGCAAGTTGGATATTGACACGGTTAATGATCGTCTTGCATTTTTTGCAAACAAAGCAGAGAGTTTGACAGATGCAGAAATCAAGGAACTTGATGTTCTGAGTAAATATGTATTTACGTTGATGGACTCGAATGAAAAGGTTCTTGGTCGTACCGGACTTATCAATGATCGAGCAAATGGCTTGACAAAACTGAATGGCAAGCAGACACGATATGGCAAGTGGAAGGATGCTAGTACGCATTTTTCTGCCGGCATGAACAAAAATGCTGATGGCGTCTATGTGTTGCAGGACTTGCTTCATGAAGAAGCATCACTTGCAATGTATCTCGAATGGCGGGATATTCTAGAACCATACGGAATAACAATTGGCGATGATGTGGTCGAAGAGATCATGACTAGAAATCTTGAACCATTGGTCGCTCAAGCAAAGATGCTTGGCGATGATGCACGAGTTGCATACCTAACTGATCCAAAGTTTATGCAGAAAGCATTCAATGATGTTAACCATCCATTGAGCATTCAAGCACGTTCAGAGGTTGCCAAAGCACATGTCGATGACATTCTCGAAGAGATGGCAAAGAACTCTAGGGAAGCTGCTAAGTTCCCAAAGAGAACTGTTATTTCTGGACGTTCTCAAGAACTGGAAAGAATGACACCAATTGAACGCAAGGCATACTCCAGGCATTTGCGTGTGCAGAACTCCTTGAAAAAGGAAGCCGATGTTGCTATTAAGCAAAATCGCAAAGAATTGATTGCTGCTGATGGCGAGTTACTGCGTGTTGAAGAGATGGGCAAAGAGATAAAGGATCGTGTCGCAGAACGATTCCGCAGCAAAGCTGCAGAGGCAAAAAACACAACTGCATATTTTGTTAATGATTTTGAAAAGTTTTTAGCAACAGTATCCTCTTTGCTTGGCGAAAGTCCATTGACAAACACAAATATATTTAGCGAATGGATGAAAGCGAATAGAAAGCTTATTAATGTCATGCGTGAACTTGGTCCCGATGTAGCCAAGATCAAACCTGGTGATCCTGGTTATGGCCCTATTCGGCGTAAGATGCTTTCTGGTGGTTTGACATTTGAAAAACTAGATGAAAGCATTATGAACATTCTGTTTGACTCGATTGAAGAGCAAGTAGATAATGCTGTTAATCGTGCTGTGCATTCAGCCAATATATACCGTGATGACATTGTGAGAAGCATTGTGAATAATGAATCACGATTGCTGAATATTGAAGAAGCATTGCGTGTTGGACCTAAGCAATTTATTGAATCATCCAAGGGGCAAGTTGCTAGACGAGAACTATTGGTGCAGAGAGAGGCTGGTGGACGTGCGGTAGAGGCGGCAGCTGATACTGTTGCTACAAAAGACCGCAAAGTATTAAAGCGTATATTTGACGAGTTAACGAACTCTGATGCCTATCCGATTTACAAATCAGTACAAAATAAAGCAAACATTGTTCACTCGTTGGCACAACTAGGTGACGGTGTTGACTTCATGGGAATTAGATTTGCACCACAAGAATGGGATGCACTTGTCAATGGTGACACGTTGGATGATGCAATTGGTGGAAAATTGTATGCAATTATTCAGCAAGCAAAGCGTCGTCAGACACTTGAGGTTACAGCACCTGGAGACGTCCTTGAACGTGGAATTGAAAACATTTCAGACGAATATGCTGTACGTAAATACGTTGAATGGTTCATAACACAAGACGCAAATAATGCTGTTGACCCTGTGGTCGCAAGAGCAAGACAAAAGCGAATCATCAGCAACTGGCGTTCGACTGAGGCTTACAAGAAGCTCAGTGAAGTTAACGGTGTTCGAGCAAAGATGATTGAATCATATAACGCTGAACAAGCATCTAGTGCTATTCGTGTAGCCGATAAGGCATCACGAGCAGTAGAAGAAGTAGCACAACTTAACGAACGGGTTACACAGCAACTTGATGATTGGTTGCCAGAAAACACAGACGAACTTGCGGATGCTTTGGAGTCTGCATTGAAGGCACGAGAAAATGATCTTTACAGAAACGTAGAAGATATTGCAAGAGACCGCAAGAGTGTTTACCAGGCAAACACCGACGAGGTTCTTGACCAAGTTGAAACTGCAAGAAAAACTGCAGCCGACATGGGGGACAATCTTGATGATGTCACCGACATATCTGTACAGGATGTAATTGGATTCCAACCTGGATCTAGTGCCGTAGTAAACCCACGGTTGGCAAACTGGGATAATCTCTCCAGTGAGTCTTTGTCGTTGTTGGAACAGGCAAAGCAAGGTCGTAAAACAATTGACCGGATCCTGAAGACTCCGCTAGAGCGGAAGTCTGAGGCACAGTTGATTGAGGAAATCAAAATACTTAGAGCTTTGAAAGAAGCTGGTATTGAAACCGACTACACAGCCGGCAAGACAACTAAATTGATTCGTGAACGTAGCAAGTTGCTTCCAGCAGAGTCAATGGATACTGGCGCAATGGATGCTGCAGGGCTGAGTCCGAAACAGAAACTTGAAGCAATCATCAAACAGCGTAAAGCAGCACAAACTGATGCGATGGATGAGATGATGAACCCAGAAGACGCTGCAGCTTGGCGTCAAGTGGAGTCGGGCGCAGATGTGCGCACGACAACTAATAGGGCGACACAAGATGAACTGAATGTGATGACCAATGCGCCAGATGAACTGGCTGATTCTGCGACCACAAGATCAGTGTTCAACAAGAATGGTGATCTTGCTAGCGACTGGAATGATCCGTTGTTTGCCAAGGAAAGGACAAGCACGTATAAGGGTCCAGAGATTGTTCGAGACAAAGCAATACCTGCCAAGACAACTGTGAACAAGAAAGATCTTGTCAAGAATGTGGCTGCAAATGCTAGACGTGGAACTAATAAAGCAGAAGCTTTGATTACCGATTTGAGAAGCCGATACGATGCTGTTGATGCCGTGCAGGCGGATATTGATCCGGCACGACTTGGAGTGCTGGAACAGAATATCAACTACGTGTTGAAGGTTATTGATGATGCATCGACGCCACAGGGTGCTCGTGTAAAAGGTCGAACCGATCGTGCACGTGTTGTTGCAGAATACAAGGGGCGTACAGGAGATCTGTACGAACGGCATCAAACTGGTAAACAGGTTATGCAGGATGCTCTGGCTATTGTGAAGCACATTGGGTCGAAAGATCAAATTGACATTATGGATGCAGTCATTTTGAATCAGGCCGAAGCCGAGGTGCAGTTCTGGCAAACTGCAATGCGATTGACGGATGCACAAGTAGAAGCACGAACAGTTGCTGGCATCAAACAAATGATGAACAACGGTGGACAAGTACTTGAAGATGGACGCATCTTGTTGCGTACCGGCGAGATTGTAGACGGGTTGCCAGTCGAGGCATTTACGACCACAGCAGAGCGATTGAACAAGGGTTGGAAGCTTCTTGACAAGAAGTACTTCCCCGGTTTGCAATCAAGTCCAGAGTTCAAAGCATTGTGGGATGCAGCGTCACGTATTGAAGACCCAGAGTTTGTACGTAAACTTGCATACTATATTGGACCATATACGAAGTTCTTTAAGGCTTACGCTACGCTGTCGCCTGGATTCCATGTTCGTAACGCAATTGCTAACGCAATGCAGTTGGTGTTGGCTGATGCCGATGTTGACAACATGATTAAAGCAACACCATATTATTTCAAGTGGTTGAAAGCACAAAAGGCTGGAGTCACATGGGATGACTTCCTGAAAACAGTTGAACCTGAAATGGTTGGACGTTTGAATGTTGCACGACAGGGATCACTTGGCGGTGGTGGAGGTATCTTTAGTGAAACCTTCAAAGAAGCAACAGGTGGTTCACGAATCTACGACAACTGGCTGATCCGAAAGAATCAAGCCATTGGACAAGCATCGGACAACTACAGCCGATTCGTATTGGCATTTGACTCCGCAATGAAAGGCGGAGACACAGGTATGGCACAAGCACGAGTTAAACGATTTTTCTTTGACTATGAAGACCTGTCAGCAGTAGATAAAGTAATGCGACAGATCATTCCGTTCTGGTTGTTCTACTCACGAAACCTGAGCACACAGATTACAAACATGTGGTTGAATCCGAAACCGTATTTGATTTACAACTCGTTTAAGCGCAACTTTGAAGGTGAAACACCAGCTCCACCATTTGTGGAAGAAATGGGCGGATTCAGATTGCCATTTGGCGAAGGGCTGTTTGCAATGCCAGACATTGGATTTACACGAATCCCGCAAGAACTCAGCGACTTGACAAAGCCAATGAAGATGATGAACAAGACAAACCCATTATTTAAGATACCTGTTGAACAAATTGCTGGACGTAGTGCATTTACTGGAAAAGAATTCGAGGATGGTCAAGACCGATTGATGCAAGCATTGCTTGGATTGGCACCACCAGCAGGACAGGCTGAAAGACTGTTTGGCAGAGATGGACTAAGCCAGCTAAACGCATGGCTTGGATACATGGGTTCACCTATCCGAAAATACAATTAGGAGAAAAGATGAATAGACCATACACGGGAAATCGTGATGGCGCAGCCAAGGGCTTGCGCCCAGGTACGAGAGTATTTATTGAAGAGGTAATAAAACTGAGCAATGGTGCACTTTGGAATAATGGTGACTTTGGCATAAGGAACATGCGTTCCAAACAGTCTCTAAGTGTGCATGCAACTGGCAGGGCTGTTGATTTGAGTTATCGACGTATGGGTAATAAAGGTGTTAAGAATGGCAGACGAGAAGCAGTACGAATCTGCAAGATTCTTACGGAACATGCAGATTTATTGGGATTAGAAGCAATACTAGATTACTTCCCCAAGCCACACGGACGTGGCTGGCATTGTTCTAGGGGCGCTTGGAGCGCCTATAAGCAGCACGTGATTTCAGGGGCGCCTTCGGGCGACTGGCTACATCTTGAAATTTCCCCGGAGATGGCTGATAGTCCTGTAAAGATGCGAGAGGCTTTTGAGACTCTTCGCAATCTTTTAGTTCAACCATAGGTTGATCCATCATAAACATATCAATAATCATTCCAACTGGAATATGCGTTGGCATACCAACAGTCTTTGGATCTGCAACCTCATCAGGGAAATAACTGTTAACAACAGTCATGTAGCCCTCTAAGCAATCTTCCCACAGCCATCCGACAGTAACAACTGTAGTATCTTCTGGTTCATATTTTTCGATGTCAGTCCAACCGTTCTCACCATCGAATGCATCACGCCAGTGAATAGCGACTAGTGGCCAAGTGCTTTTAACTTTCATATGGATTGATTCCTTCTTCATCTAGATGTAGTTCAATTGTTGCAACAATACCTGAAATAAAAGAACTTATTTTGATCCATGACTTGGTTTCTCCTTGCATGCAGCGCTTCCAGTGCTGGCACAAATCAATAGCAGACTCATTGTTTGCAGAAAGAACAATGCTTACACCACCTTGCATATTGCTTTCAATTTTGGATGCATTGTAATTCATGGAGTTGACTTGTTCTTCTGGAACAATGTCATAAATCCAATCCCCTTGTTCAGACATCTTTCTTCTTCCTTCTCTTATTTTCAACAAATAAGTACCCTGACGGAATACCGTTTGTTGGTATTCCCTGACCCACAACCGTATTGCCAAACGCTTTTGAAAGTACAGCAGCAATCTCTGTAATGCTGACTTCAGCATCAAAACCCACTGTAACCTGTCTCGTCTTCATCTAAACCTAATCTTTCTCGAATCACATTATTCTCTAGGAGGAGCGATTGTAACCGCTGATAAGCAGCGTTACGCAACCTCCAAGCATGAGGTTTAGAAACGCCCAGCCGATCACCAAGCTCTTGTAATGAAACCATTTCTGAGTTGATTGCATCAACAATGAAACGGTCTTCATCCGATAATTTTTCTATACATTCTGCAATAGCCTCACGTAAAGGCTGCAACTCTACGACTGACTCAACGATGTTTTCATTGGCACCAGCCATCATCAACGCTTCTATAGGGGTCTCTGGTCTACGGTAACCCTTGTGGGTTGCCGCAATGGCAGGACTCAGGAAGACGTCTCTGTTACGCAAAATCCACAATCTCGCAGTTCTCGATTGGAATCTCAAAGAACGTTTCGTTAGAAGTGTACTTTGTATTTTTGCTGACAACCTTGGTGAAATGCTTAGCATCAACAAACAACATTTTGTTTCTTTGATGATTGAACATTACGAAAACAACATTGTCTGCAGCTTTGAGAAACTTGAATTTTCTTGCAGCGAAATGAACTTCTTTGTACTGGAACTCTGGTTGTTTCCAGTTATGTTTTACTTCAACTTCGAACGCATAGTCTTCGTTGTTTTTTTTAGCCAGAACATCAATGCCGAACTTATCTGGATTGATCCATGCCATGTAGCCGTTGTTGTTCAGCCAGTTAACCAACTGTATCTTGGCATCATCATCCAGAACATATTGCTTTTGGCTGAACTTTTTGTTTGCTGGCTTCATGCTTTCTCCAAATGGAGAATAACAATCTGTTTATCGTCTGTGTATGCAATGCCATTGAGACCATCAAGCAAAGACTTTGCATAATTATCAATGTCACCAGTAAGTTTTCTTTTAGGTTGTTCAACTTTGTCATTCTCTTCAACACGTTCGATAAGCAACTCAGTGCCTTCTACAGTGAAGCGAAGCTTTACGGAAAGCAAACCTTCATCAAACTTAGGACCTTTATACATTTCACCGATAGTACGTTCGTACTCAACGGTTTCTTTGGGGGTGTAGGCCCTACCCGACCGGGTCATCCGAGGACGACCCTTTGATCGTGGACGCAACTTGAACACTTGGTGGTACTGAAACTTTTTCATTGGTCACCTGTCATTTCTTTTCCGTAGACGTCTTCGATCATCTTCGTCAAGGGTTATCACATTTGGGTCTTCGCAGAAGACTGGATACCAGCCTGGATTATGCGTCGTGCGTTTTTGGCTGCTCATCAAGCCATCAAATACCCTGCCAAAGAAGTCAATCCCAAGCAGGAAGAAGCCACAGGTTTAGGCAATTATGTCCGGTTGCC